TTCACCCGCAGATACGGCCAAATGTTTGTCCCGGCTGTGGGTGTATACAATGCGTAACCAGATGTAAGTGTCCCGAAGTAATTACTCGACAAATCTTTCATTCCATTGCCAATGTACTGGTCAGCGTTGATTTTCCATTGATACCAGTTTGTATTGTCCAACGATACCTCGATTGTAATACGCGTACTATCTCCGGACCCTGAAACAGCCGAATGTGCTTTCCCGGCGTGAATAGCATGTATTGAATATTGGGTGATCGGGTTTGTTGCCTTTGCCCGGTTTGCCCCTGCCACTGAGTTCTGAGTGCCGGTGTTGCCATTGAGGTAAAAATAAGTATCGGTGTTACCCGTTACCGAATCCACCCCGACCGCCCCGGCTTTGACTGCGACAGTGATCAACTGAGCCTGAGCAACCATAACGGCAAACAGGCTGAAAAATAAAATAAATGCAATCTTTTTCATGTTATAATCCTCCTTTTTTTTTTACAGTTTTGTGATTGTTGTCAGGTCGGTTGCAAACGTGCCTTTTAACAGCGCATTGGCGTTGTAGATCGGCAGCATGACATCGGCCTCCAGTTTCAGCGTGACCAGATTCTTAATGAAATTGGTATCGTGGCTGTCGGTGGCAATGATCTCGATAGGCCCGTTGAAAAGCAGCTGCATGTAGGCCGCGTCAATTGCAGCAACAAGGTATGTTCCTTTCGTGATGTCTGCTGACTTGATCGGCCTCAGTCCGAACATCGAAGTGTATCCCATGTTACCAGAAGAAAGGAACGTGGCCGGATTAATGAAATCGGCGATTGTGTTCTTCGTGGATGTGAGGATGGTGTGGTCCACCGGGTTAATCAGGATTGAGTTTGGATTGATGTAGTAAGTTGCTGCCATCTCGCCCATGGCGCAGTTGATAACATCCATGTAATTGGCATTTTCAATTGCCCCAGCAAAATCAGTCCCGGCAAACGTGTTGGCCTGATTGACCAAGCCATTTAAGTCAGTACCTGATCCTGTGGCTTTAATCGCTTCACGGTTGAGTTCTTTCACGAACAAGGCCATAAGGCGGTTGGAAATGTATGTTGATAGCCATGCTGTGTTACGCAATGCCCTGCGGGAAATATTTACAAACGTGGTGATTCGCTTGCTGTTTGCGGTTGCCATTGTAAAACCAAACTGAGATGCTCCACCATCTGCATTTTCTGCCTTCGATGCTGTTCCATCTGTCAACGATGCGGCGCGCTCCTGCGGATATTCCAATTTCTCGGAATCTATTGTACCGGTCGGTAGTATCAAACGAACGTCGAAATTCTCCATCGGAGGCATCTGAGGGACCTGGAACGGCATAACGGCCTGACCAGCCGCCCCACTTCCGTAAGTTCCGGTGAATGCAATGTCCTTTGTTTGTATTTGAATCCTTGTTTTTGCGACCCGCTCATTTGCAATGTCGTCAAAGGCTTTGTTTTCCAGTTCCTTGTAAAGCAGTTCGGAGAATGACTGCTTACGGCTTTCACCGGCGTAGGTCTTCATCATTGCGATCGCTTCGCCTTGTTTCTTGACAACTTCATTGAAGTTTTCCAGCGTGGCTTTCAGCTTTGCCATTTCGTCTCCGTTCACTGAAATCTTATTCAACAAATCCTTGTTTTCGACGATCATCTGAGCCTGCACCTCTTTGACCTGCTGAGCTGTTGCTGTTACGCTCAGCATATTATTGTACTTTTGAAAAGCCTTATTGATCTCGGCCGCCAAAAGTTCCGGAGTGTTCACACTATCACCGGATATTACTTTTTCATCCATTTTAGTTGATTTTTAAAAGTGAGTAAATTGTGTTGATGTCGGCTATCTGTTTTTGAGTGTAACGTGACGGCTCAATCAGTAGTGACTTATGTTCGTTGGCAGTGGGATTCCCGGCTGCCTTGACTTCAATTGTTTGTGCTTCGGGATTGGCAGGCCATGATGTTACCGTGGAGACTTCGAATAACTTTGCCTCGTAAATATCCATCCCTGTTTCATTGTATGCGTACTTAATGGGCATGAAGCCCATGGAATGCCCCGGAATCAGGGTATCCTGATAAAGTGCATAAACATCATTCGCCATTGCCGTTGATGCAATTTTGCTCACAAAATAAGCGCCCCTGCTATCTTCTGATAGTTCCAATATACGGCCAATTGGCAGCGCCTTACTATCATGATTCAGGAAGTGTCTTACCATGTCCTTACCTTTCGGACCCATCTCTTTGATCGTTTTTGTAAACGCTCCTTTATGGATTGTATCACCATCCAAATCAACATTCCCGAAGATCGAGAAATACGCCTTGACAATCCGTTTCCCGGTGTCAACATCCGCTACCTTGTAATCAATCGCTTTAATTATCATCTTCCTGATCCTCCATATTTTCATCCGGATTTTCTTCGCCGTCTATCATGTTCCTGACATCGGGAAGTTGATCCGGTTGCTGCGGTTCGGGTTCGTCAAACAACACCAGCGAAGTCCGGCGCAGAAAAACATCCGGGACTTGCATCTCGTCGCTTTCCTGGCGGATCATCTCAGGATACAATAATTCCCGAGCCTCTTTCGGTGTGACTATTGAGCACTCTATTTGTTTTGTCAGCAGTTCGGTCATTACCTTGCGATCGGCCTGCATTTCTTCGACCCGCTCCCATGCAACAACGATTTCCTCGCCCAAATTCGGAGCGACAAAGTTTGAAAGTGCCTTGTAGAATTTATCCGCCTTTGGCTTGATGACTTTCAGAAACAGGTGTTTGATTGCTGCCTCTTTGTTAGCGAATGTTGAACCGTCTGCAGAAAACACAACCGGATCGAATCCGTTGATCTCACATATCTTCGCGTAAGAGTATTTGGCGTTCTCTATCAACTGGAGTTCCTGTAACCCGAGTGCCATCTGCTGCCAGCGTAGTTTCTCTGTCGTTACGATGATTTTGTCCTGACCATCCAGTAACCCGTAACTTTCATTTAGTTTTGCTTTGACCTCTTTCGACTGTGTAGGGTCCGGGACTTCGCTTTCATTCGTAACGAATCCCATTGCACCCCGGTTCTCGATGACTGACGTTTTCGCGTCATGGATAGCCTTCAATTCACGGGCAATCTTATCGCCGGGAATGTACTTTGACATTCCGTATATCCATGACCCGTCATTGTAACGCAAGGAGACGGATTTCTCATGCAGGACCATCTCCATCGGAATGTTTACCGTCCGCCCCCCGATTGTCATCTCGTAACCGGCAACCTCGTTCATCCACTGAGGCAGGGACTTGTCGCGTGCCAATATGACCTTCATCATTTCAACCGGCAAAACATAGATTGAAGAAACAGTGTCGAATCCAACTGGCCTGATACCGTAGAGGAATGAATTACCGGTGATTCCGTAATAAATGAAGTGCTTTGCAACAACCTCCTCCCAGCTTTCAAACGGGTTTGGTTCTTCAATCAACTTGTATAGTTCACTGTTCTTCGCCTCCTTGCCTGACTTCTTGACTACCTTGACCGGCAAATGTGCATAGAATTCAGAGAGGTTGTTTTCAACGGAAAATATATCAGGTATTGTTTCGAAGTTTGCAACGAGTTGATCCGCCGTGACATTGCCGCGCGTTGAAAAGATGTTTGAGAAATTTGGTTGATTTGGAAAGACGGTAACATAGTAGTTGCTGGCCGCCTTTTGAAAGAAACGAGAAAACGGAAATTTTCCTGCCATGTTTGCAAATATACATCGCAAAAAGGCAAATACGAACAAATGTTAATAACTATTTTTTTTAGATAGTAAATCCCGCCCTCCTGCTCAGTTCCATCTGACAACCGTACCGGCTTGCATCCCATAAATGGTTATACCCGTCAATCGGTTCGTTGACCTGTATCCCGTTGATCGTTCGCCATGCGTAATTTGCTTGTTCTTTCCTCCAGTTGTCGCTTTTGACAATGTTCAAAGCAAACCGCTTCATTACATCAATCCCGTGCTGGATACTTCCTGGGAACTTCTTCACAGCAAATGCCCTGATTCCGTGCTTCTGCAAGTCTCTGATCATGCCGGGGTCTGCACTATCACACCATACGATTGATTCATGCACTATTGGCTTTACCAGACTGCAAAGCACATCGGCGGATTCGATAGGCGTGTAAGTTTCTTCTTTCAGATACAACTGATTTCCGTTGACTGCAATCCGGACCAGTGCCGTTGGGTCGTTCGTGTAGCCAAAGTCGAGTCCAAACCACACCCGGTCAACTTCGTCCGGGAATCGGTCAATCCAGTTAACGTAGGGAAAGATAAGCCCGGATTGTGCGCACCGTTCGCCCAGTCCATAGACTTTCCACATGTAATCATCTGCTGTTCCGTTTCGTATGTTGATATCTGTCGGTTCGTAGGAAAGTATCTTTTTCTTTTCCCATTTTCCGATAAATGGATTGTCCAGCATCGTTGTTTTGAGAAACGAAACGTCTGGCCTCGGACAAACTTTCTCATAAATCCAATGCACCGATGTGCTCGGATTGTAGTCCAATATCCACGATTTCGCACACCGTTGTTCTGCCTGGTCGAATATTGACTGCTTTACATGGATTGCCTCATTAATCCAGAAGTAATCACAGGCAGCGCCGTGGTACTTTGCCGGATTGTCGGCCCCGATGAAGTTTATTTTGTTTCCAAATAGCGTAAAATCAGGAATATCCCGAACCGAACCAAACGGATTATCAATACCGAATTGCGCCAATCTTTTACTGAGGTCGTTGTAAATCGTAGTTTTAAATCCGGCGTATGTCTCTTTGATTATGTTTATTACCATCCTTGCATCCTGGTTCGTCGCGCAAAGTTGGATGATGAAGTCAATCGTGGACCACGTTTTCCCGCTTCGGCTTCCTCCCTCCAATATAACTCCCCTTCGCTCTTTTGCGATGATCTCACTTGCAAGGAATGCGAAGTTTTTAGGGATTATTCTTTGCGAAAATGGCATTAATATTGTTTATTTATGATGCTTTATTAATCATAAAAACAACTGATATACCTCTCTACTTGCTTTTCTGTTTGCTTTTCTCTGACCTACATCATGCCTATTGTGGCATCTCTGACAAAGTGCTGCAAGGTTGCCATAATCGTTATTGTTGATGTTGTGGTCAAGGTGAGCGACTGTCAGCACAATTATGATCAAATTAAAATCATATTGCTGTTGAATGTTAAACATCTCCTCCTTTGCAGCTTTGTAGCTTAAATTCCTATGCCCATACCTTAGATAAACAGGATTAACAAAAACATCATTGACCCAGTACCCTATTTCGTAGTTATGCACTCCACAAAACTTGCATCGGTGGTTATCCCGGTTCAGTATTGCCGGTCTGATCTCTGTTTTCCAGTTGGAAGGATAGTCCTTATAGTTGATTGGCATTGTTTGCTTTTAATTTTAGGGATTATTCTTTGAAAGGAGTGCATTCTCTAACTCTTCTGGTGTTGGAAACATGGATGCTATTTCCTCCGCTTTGTTGCTAACAGATACGTCTAATTGCTGCCCCGGCCTTCCGTAGGCGTAACTGAACACGAACACAGCCGCATCCAAGTCTCCGCGCCTTGCGTTTTCGATCTGTTTTTGAGCAATGTCAACGGCTGCTGATCTTCCGGTCTCTGTCATTTGCGACAGCAATTCCTTCATCAGCGTTTTACCTTCCGGTGGTCTGCCTGCGGGATTCCTTACCTCTCCCTTTTTCGGAGGTTTTAGGTTTTTCAGGCTATTTGGATTTAGTCCGCGTTTCATATATGATTCAAGTGCATTTTTGAATTAACTCCGATGCTCTACATTATTCCGATCTTCGTACCGTGCTAAAACCTGATCTATCCGGTTTTTCTTGCTCTGGTGAACAAAGATAGTGGTTTTCGCGTCGAACTGGATAGGTATCCGGTTTTTCGTGGACCCGCGTTTTTTCATCTCAGGAGTTACCTTTGAGGCTCCGGACTTCTTGAGGTCTCTTTGGTTGTCAATGCAATCGTAATCCCTACTTTTTGACATAGTTCTGTGATTTTCCTCCGGTAAACTTTATCAGTCCGGAAACGGTTTGTAAACTGAATTCTTGAATAACGTGCGGTTGCATGATCACAATTGAACATGATCCCGGCTGCATTTTGCGTTACACCTCGCTCTGCCTGTGTGAAGTAATGTAGGAACTGGCGTATCTCAATTATTTCGGCGTGGCGGTCTTTTGCTTTGATTTGCTTCATTGTCAGGCCTGACTGTTTGCAGATGTCGTTCACAATCCTTGCAAGGCTTCTTGTTTCTAATCCCGGTGCTGCGTAAGGGCTCATTTGTTGTAATGTTTAACCAGTGATTTCAATGTCTTAAACGTTTTAGCCTCGTCACTCAAATAGAACATCGATGTCGTTCCCCCCGGCTCCCCTTCGTCCATCTCGGTTTCGGATTCGTGGATTAGCGTCCTCCCATGCAGCGGTTTTCCCGGGCAATCGAACACACCGGAATACTTTGACAGGTGCGCACCTTTTAGTGATATATGCGCAACACACCTGTAGTCTATAATGTCTATGTCTGTCATTGCCCCCTCCTTACTAATTTACCGTTAACATTTAGGGTATATTCCTCGCCGGGTCGCTGTCGTAAGCCTCGACCGGATGAAGTCGGGCGAAGGCGTTGAAAGCCATTTGTTCGTAGTCTTTCATTTGCTTTCCTCCTTATTTAATTTTATCGCCTCAAAGTAAAATAGGCAATCCCATTCTTTGTGGCATATAGACCCCATTTTTATAGCAACTTGCATCTTTGTTTTACTCCGGAAAAGATACTCCGGTTTTTCGTTAAGTAATCTCCGGAGCTGTTTTCTATACCCTTCTAAGTCAGTGCCCCCCTTGTAATTATTGCAATCGGGACACGAGGGATTAAGGTTTTCGATGTTGTCAGTTCCACCTATTATTTTTGGCTTTATATGGTCAACATGCCAGCCATTTGAAAGAACTACGCCACAATAAGCGCATCTTCCCCCGTACTTGCTACGCACATCGGCTCTTTTCATTTGCTTTCCTCCCTTTGACTACTCATAACAAAATCAAAAAACTCGCTTCGAGTCATCTCCTCGAAGCCTTCTATCCAGCTCCAAGTTTCTTGAATTTTCGCGAAAACAATTGCCAGGTTTGCTTCATATTCATCGTGATAATCAACCTTACACATTTTAAGTGACAAATAATTGTCTATGTCTGTAGTGTCTTTAAACTGCATAATACCCCTTAAATCATCACCGTACAGAAAATCGTTTGTCAATTTGTTTTGGTGATGACCGCCCAACGGATGTTTTAAATATCCACGGCCATTTTTCTTAGGAATACAGAGAAACAACGAATTACCTGTATGAAAATATAAGGCAATATACTTGCTTTTCATTTGCTTTCCTCCTTCCAAAAATTAAACGCACTGTTTGCGTGCTCTTCGCTTGTTCCGCACTCTTTCGGCCTGCCATAATTCATTCCGCCACGAAACGCTTTGCGCTCTGCGGATTCGATCAGAGCGGCTATCTCTTCGGTGGGTTCCAAGTGTTGCGTCTGTTGTGCGTAGAAATCTCTTTCCATTTGCTTTATCACATCTTTTTCGTACTGCTTTTGCATATCTTGTTCCATTTGCTCTCTCTGGTCGTAATATGCATTTACCTTATCTTCAAAATGTTCTTGACTTCCTATGTATTCTTTTGTCATCTTGCTTTCCTCCTTCCTTACCACCCCGTTGCGGCCAAAGCGACCAGTCCGAAAAATATCAGCGCCAGCAAAGCGCCGACTAACACAGTCCAGCAGCCATATGCTACGGGTTCGTCGTTGTACTTGTTTTCGTGCTTTATCATTTGTCACCTCCGTTCATGTATCTAACCTGCCATTGCATGAACGAATAAAAATCCGACATACACAGGTTCAACTGTGCAAGGTTCATGATTTTCTCTTTTGTTTTTCCGGTTTTCGCTGCCTTGTAGCGATTCTTGTAGTACTGTAGCGTTTTCATGTTGTTTGTGTTTGATTGTTTGATGATGTAAAGATAACACTTTCCGGATAGCGAAGTCAATGATTTAAATCAAAAATACCGTTGATATTTGTCAATGCGAAGTATCCGGTAATAATATCGATAAACTCATCTACCGTATAACAATCCAGGCAAAGATAGCCGAGTTCTGTTGCTTGATTAAAAAACTTTTCCTGATCTGCTGTTAGTTTGTTGTCTCCGTACTTCATTTCAATATATAGCCCGTTGTATCCGCCCCTCGGGATCGACAAAAACAGGTCAGGAACTCCCCGTTTCACCCCTTCGGCCTTTAGCCTTGCTGCGGTTCGTATGTCCCTATGCCCTCCATTCGGGATTGCAAACAGCATCCTGTCATATTGAGGATACTGGAGGGAAAACCACTTAACACAAGCGGCCTGCAATTCATGTTCTTTGCTTTTCATATTGTTTTCCCAGTTAATTTTTCAACCAATTTTCTCATACTCAACCGATATGTCTCTTTGCCTCCGACCTCCCTGAACACATGATAACAATCGTATTGCCCCCTCCCTGTCGATGTTGTTTCGATGATCTCATATGTTTTCCCGGCTACTGTAAATTGATTTGATTTTAGCGGATCACCGGCGATTCTGCCGAAATGGTATCCGTGTTTATCGTGTAGTAATGGCATTTCTGAGTAAGTTAACATTAGCATATTGATCAAAGTACCAATCAATGATCAAAGCCCCGGTAATGTCGTTTATCAAGGCCTCACGAACATTCGAGGCGGACCCGCTTCGCATTGTCATAAAGTGCTTGAATGAATCTTTCTGCGATTGTACCTTGTATTGCGATTGCGCTTTGTCGTGAAACGCCGCCCATGTTCCTTCATCCATCCCGATCAGGTTTTTCCGCAAAAAGTACCGGTACATTGCCCCTCCGAAATCAGTAACCGGGTGACCATTCAACCTGTTGACGTACATTTGACAAATACAGTCAACGATAATTGAATCCTTCTCCTCGGGTGACATATACCGTTCAGGAACATCGGCCCGTTGTTGACTGACGAATAACTGCCTGCGGTAGGCTCCCATGACCGTCTCGATCGTTCGTGGGTTGATCTTAACGAAGTCCGGGACTGTTACCTCCAACTTGCCCTGAATCCACAATGTAAATGCGTTACGGAAATCCGTATCTGTAAATTCGCCGTAGTTTTTCTGAATGTAATAAATCGAATGTTCAATCTCTCCTGCTTTGAATTCATATCCTACCAGGGCCGCTATCATCGTAGCTGTATAACTCGCCCCTTTTAAGTCTCTCAACACCCTGTTTGATGATTTCATCTTGTGTCAGTTTTTGTGGTTTTTTATTCTCTTTTTCTCTTTTAATCCAGTTTTTCAAAGTTAAGTACGTTGATTTGTACTTTTTCGTCAGTGCTTTATAATTGTGCATTTGTACCATTACGGCCTGAATCATGTCAACCGATTCCGATTCCCTGAGCTTCAATAGTTGATCAATAGTTAACGGTTCAGATAGCTTGTTTATATCCGGTGCATTTTCTTTGATCCATGAAATCCACTTTTGAAAAATTGCGATTTCCTCGGGTGTGTGTTCAGATTTTTGCGAAGAATTCGCATAATCCTCTTCATCTTCAATTTCAATTTCATCTTCAATTTCCTTTTCCTTTTCAATTTTAGAAAGGATTACGTAACCCTTTGAAAGGCTTTCAAAGGATTCAATACCTTTTTCTAATAGGCTCTCTTTTATATTGTTAGGCAATTTGATGAAGTCGTTTTTTGCTGACTTAATCATATTTGGGTTCATCGACTGATTTTTAATCCAATTGGTAATGAAGATATGTCCATGAAAATAATAACACTTTGAAACCCTTTCGAAGCCTTCCAAAGCCTTTTTTACAGTATCATTATTTACCCCGGTATCCGACGATATTCTCTTTATCGATACTTCATATATACCCAACATATTGGTATATGGTCCCGTGAGTAAATAAATCCAAATTAATTTTTCAGTAGGCGTCAATTCCTCAATCCAAGAATCAGCCCACATTCTCGTATTGATTGATCTCCTTATGTCCATAACGAATAAAACCAAACAAAATACCCCTCTGGCCACCCGGGAGACATTCCGGCAAAGGGGTAATTGTTTGGAGTTAAAGTTTTCATTGTCTCAAATTTGGCAATTCAAAGATACAAAATATTTTCCGGTTTGCGTAGAATGTTAATAACTAAAACAGAATATGCATTGTTGCCTAAATTATAAGGTATATCCGCAATTATCAACTGCGCTTTTGGTATCTGATATACCTTATAATTTTGGAAGTGGTCGTTGTATAGCATGGCTAGAAGGGTAATGAATCAATTTCATCAACCGGTTCAAGCTTCCGTTCAGCCGGTGCTGCCGGTTCTGTCGGCTTTGCCTTTTCCTGCCCGACTACTCCTGAAAGATACCTCATTCCGTTCTTTTCCTGTGTCCAGGCAGAAATGTAATATACCTTTCCGTTGAGCATAATTTCCCCTGTCATATCCGGACTTTTTTCGTTTTTCTTTTCCCGTGCAGGAAAAAGAACGAATCTTTTTTCATTTGCCATTTTGAGTGAGTTTTAAAGATTATTGATAGATAGTTCTGCCAATCTTACGTTTGTTGCAATTGTTAATATCTGTATGTGATATTGGAATACAGCTTTTTTATACAGTTCATTTCCTCTTACAGATTCACAGGCTTTGAGTTTTATCAACCTTGCGCGCCATATTTCCCAAACTTCTTGCAATTGTTTTCCTGTTTTTATTTCACATAGCTTCATTGCTTTGCTTTTTAAGTTGATAAACATTTGCTTTGCGTTTCGACGGTGTATTCCGGACTGCCCCGGTTTTTTCAATCATTCCAAGCCGCTCCATCTCTGACAATCGCCGGGCAACAGCGACCGAATCCAGGATGCTTGTTTTATGACGAATCTTGTAAAAGTTGTTCAAAATCCATCCGTGAATCTCCATATAGGTTCCTGTGCAGATCTCCTCCAGTGCCATGCGGATAATCCGGTGGTCTGTTGAAATCCCGTTCTTTTTAATCCCCCATACCTCGCATGAGGCGTGGGGGAAATTTGGACGTGATGTTGTCATGTCAAAATCTTTTTAATTCAGTCCTGTGAAACTTGTTTGCATACGCTTTTAGCGATTCAAATACCTGCTTTTCCTCTTCGTTAATTTCCTCTGCGCAATCAAATAGTGCGCAAAGGTGATATGCAAGTTGAATCCTCAGCCTGCTGCATGATTTTATTGACAGTGTTTTACATGACAAATCAAGGCACGATAAATCGAGGTCTGCCCCGGTGAGGTCTGCCCCGGTGAGGTTTGCCATGCTGAGGTTTGCCATGCTGAGGTCTGCCCCGGTGAGGTCTGCCCCGGTGAGGTCTGCCCCGGTGAGGTCTGCCCCGGTGAGGTTTGCCATGCTCTCGTATTCACATCTCAGAGCCCACGAGACCGAACCAGCACACGCATGCCACCCGACACTCTACAAA